TAAATTTGAAATGGTCATCATCCCAATTATCACAAATAATATCTGCTAAACCAACTATTACATTACTAATTAAAATACATGAGCCAACACTAAAAAATAATATGCACATTAAAATCTTCTCCAATGCATTTGCGGCCGACCAATCACCTTCATAGCCCATCAGACAAGCTACACTACTCATTCCCCAAAGAAGTATTAATATTACTATCAGAAGCACTTTCATCTTCTTTCTTCTGGTGCATAGCTAGCTCCATCTGTAAATATTGCTCTTCTTCTATATGATCCCAATATCCTGCGCACTTTATAATTGCGGCTAACATAACCAAAAAAAGAATAAGAGCTAAAAAACCTAAACATATCAAAGCTATGCGTAGCACTATAAAACTCCTTTCTTATTTTTTCTATATATATTATACCAAATTTTTTTATATATGTCAATTTCTTGGAAAATCAATTAAAATGCGCTTGACACCCAGAAAAAAATTTGGTATAATAGAGTTAATGGGGGTATTAAAGAATGATAAAATTAGATTATACTTTAGAGTCTCCAGAAGAAAGAAAAGCCTTAGTCGAAAAAATTTTAGAAGAAACAGAGGATCCTTCTCCTCAATATTTAGAAATTTTAGCCGACTATTTGGTTCTTTGTATGGAGAAACAAGAAAAAAAACAACGTAAAATGCTTACAGAGAACCGCATGACTACCATCAATAAACGAGAAACATCATTTGAAGGACTAGTCTCTCAATTTGAGAATGGCGAAGATGGCGTATATAACTTAATGACAGAAAATAAAAATATTATTTTTCAACCAAAAATAACTATAACAAAAAGAGATTTAGAAGAAATTCCATTTTTAAAGTAGGTGCGCGAGGCCATTGAATTTTGGGAAAATAAATTAAAGACTGCTAGTGGGCGAGATGCTTTCATTATAAAGAAAGCAATAATTGATTTGCGGAAAGACCAATATGTTATTAAAGATGCTTACCGCCAACCTATAATGTTAAAGAATATTACTCATTCGCATTCTTTTATAAAAATGGATGACAGTGTAACATTTGATGAAAATGGTTATTGTATTCCTCATGGAATGAGTTTTATAGACCCGGCGGTTTGCTCTGCGGTTTTATGTAATTATTCTAAACTTAAAATGGATGCTTTTGGAAATTTTGAAAAAGACACTTGGTTTTTTATGGAAGATTTTGATGAATTATGTCAATATGCCTTACAAGATTATCCTTTATATGAACGTATTGTACAATTAAAAATTGATGGTGTTCAAAATGTCGGCATTCAAGAAGCTTTAATTAGTGAATTTGGTATTAAACATAGTTTAGAATATATTTCCAGCCTTTGGCGTAAAAAAATTCCCAATTTAATTGCGTCTGCGGCCGAGGATAAATATTTAAATTGGTATTATCAAGAAGTAGAAAAAGGAAAATATAAAAAATGCAGTAGGTGCGGCGAGATCAAATTAGCTCATAATAAGTATTTTTCAAAAAATAAAACATCTAAAGACGGATTTTATAGTATTTGTAAGTGTTGCCGCAATAAAAAGAAAACTCCTATAAAAATTTCTTTGGACAAAAATAAAAAGGTGAATTGAGGTTTTTATATAAAATATTAAGGAGGTAATTTTTATGGCAAACAATAAAGTGTATTATTGTGAAAAATGCGGAAAAACTATGAGTGCCGAAAATTTTTATACATCAAACAATTTAGAGAAATATCCCGATGATGGAAAATTGACGTAGTGTAAAAAATGTATTACAATGCATGTTGATAATTATAGACCAGAAACTTATTTATGGATTTTAAAAGAAATTGATGTTCCTTATATTCCAGAAGAATGGAATAAAATTTTACAATCATATATTACAAATAATAGAAAAATTACTCCGATGTCAATTATTGGACGATATTTATCTAAAATGAAACTTGTCCAATGGGAAAATGCTCGATGGGCCGATACTGAAAAACTTCAAGAATTAGCGAATAAAAAAATAAGAGATACTATGACTAGACAAGGTTATAGCATGTCTGAAATTGAAGAAGTTATTCAAAAAGGCGCAGTAGTTATTCCTGAAAAAGTTGAAGAGCCTGCGGAAGCTGGTCCTGTGAGCAACGGACCCGCCGACGATTATTTCGCAAGAATGTCTGGCGCAGACCAAGATGATGATCTAGACGCAGATTTAACAGATGAAGACCGCAAGTATCTTAGACTTAAATGGGGCAAAGCATATAAGCCAGAAGAGTGGATTGCATTAGAATAGCTATATAATGATATGTTAGCATCTTATGACATTTAGTCTGCTGGTCATATTGATATATTAAAGAAATGCTGTAAAACATCTTTAAAAGCTGATTAGCTTTTGGATATAGGAGATGTTGAAGGTGCTCAAAAAATGGTGCGTATGTATGATATGCTTATGAAAGCTGGTAAATTTACTGCAGCTTAGAATAAGGGTGAATCTGGAGAGGCTGTAGATTCATTATCTGAATTATTTGCGCTTTGTGAAGAAGATGGATTTATACCTAGATTCTATACAGATGGACCAAAAGATAAAGTAGATAGAACTTTACAAGATATTTAGAGCTATACTAGAAGCTTGGTTACTGAAGAATTAAATTTAGGTAATTTAATAGAAAATGCAGTTAAACAAATTGAATTAGATAAGCTAAAAGAGGCAGAAATGGACGCTGACGCAGCCGATGATGATGATCTTCTTGAACAAGAGTTATTTGAAGAGCCTGAAAAAGCTATTTCTGATAAAGACTTTGCTGATTTTTCTGAATGGGAAGAAGAAGAAGAATAGGAACAAAGTGAATTATATAAAAAATTAGAAAATGGTGAATTATAATGGCTTTATCAGATTTAATGACTTTAAGTCAATCAAGAAGAAAAATTGGTATATCTGAAGAACGTATTGAAGCCGCAAAACCTATATTAAGACAATATATAGCTTATTGGCGAGAATACCCTGATATGTTTGTTGATTTTTTACAAACTGGTAAAGATGGAAAAATTCCAGATGATGGGTTAAAATTTTATTTTTATCAAAGAGTATTTTTGCGGGCGGCCATGCGTTATAAGTATGTTTATATGGTCTTCCCACGTGCTTATTCCAAATCATTTCTTTCTGTTCTTATTTTAATGTGCCGATGTATTTTATATCCAAGATGCAAATTATTTGTTACTTCTGGTGGTAAAGAACAGGCAGCAGGAATTATAAAAGAAAAAGTTAATGAAATTTGTGCATTAGTACCTGCTTTTGAACGTGAGCTAGATTTGCGGCCAGGCAAAACTAGATAGAGTAAGGACTACTGCATTTTTGTTTTTAAAAATGGTTCGTATTTTGATAATATTGCAGCTAGAGAATCATCTCGTGGTAAACGTAGACATGGTGGATTAATAGAAGAGTGTGTTGGTGTAGATGGAACAATTTTAAGTGAAGTTATTATTCCTACAATGAACGTTTCTCGATTGTGTATGGATGGGTCAATGCATCCAGAAGAAACATTAAATAAGAGTCAAATTTTTGTTACTACTGCTGGATGGAAAGGTACTTTTGCTTATGATAAATTAATTCAATTCTTGGTTTGGATGATTACAGAACCAGAGAAAGCATTTATTATGGGTGGTACTTGGCGTATTCCAGTATTGGTAAAGCTTCTTGATAAGAATTTCTTATAGGATTTGAAAAAAGATGGTACTTATAATGAAGCATCGTTTAGTCGTGAATATGAGAGTAAATGGTCTGGTACTGTTGAAGATGCTTACTTTAATGGCGAACAATTTGATAGAAATAGAATTCTAAAACAACCTGAATATGAACATTCTGGAAGGTCTAGCGCACGAAGTTATTATGTTATTTCTGCAGATATAGGAAGAAAAGGTTGTGATTCTGTTGCAACTATTTTTAAAGTTACTCCTTAGTCTGTTGGAGCTTCGATTAAATCTTTAGTCAATATTGATACTAAAAGTGATGAACATTTTGAAAACTAGGCTATATGGCTTAAAAAATTATATTATAAATATAAAGCTAGACGTTTAGTAATTGATGGTAATGGTGTCGGTATGGGTCTTATGGATTTTATGGTAAAATCTCAAATTGATCCAGAAACATTAGAAGAATATCCAGATTTTGGTGTTTATGGTGGTACTCAAGATGATGCTGCATAGGAATATAAAAAATATAGAACTGACTCTTGTGAACAAGATGCTATTTATATTTTAAAAGCTAATGCTCCAATTAATACAGAAGCTCATAGTAATGCGCTTGTACAAATGTCTTCTGGTAAAGTAAAATTACTTTAGGATGAACGTGTTGCTAAAACAAAATTATTAGGAACAAAAGTTGGGCAAGGTATGACTCCTGAACAAAGGGCAGAATATTTAAAACCATTTACCTTAACTTCCATATTAAAAGAAGAAATGATGAATCTTCGAGAAGAAAATGAAGGAATTAACATTATTCTTAAACAAGCAAATAAAGGTATAAAGAAAGATAAATTTTCTGCTTTTGAATATGGCTTATATTATATAAAAGAAGAAGAAGAAAAGAAAAAGAAGAAGAAAAAATTTAATGCAAAAGATTGGAAATTTTATAATTAAGGAGGCTATATATATGAGAGCTTCAAGAGGAGAAATAAAAATAGAAGAAATCCTTGCTGAGTCAGGTTTAAAATTTAGTGAAGAATATATATTTCCAGATTTAAAAAGTACAAAAGGTGTTCCTTTGAGATTTGACTTTGTTGTTTTTGATGATGATGATTAGATAGATTTTATTATTGAATATCAAGGAAAATAGCATTATGAACCATCGGCTAAATTTGGTGGAACTAAAGGCTTTTATCAACAACAATATAATGATACTCAAAAGAGACGTTTTTGTGCTTTACATGGTTTTAAATTAATAGAAATTCCATATACAGAAGAAGATAATATTTCTTATGATTACATTATGACAAAAGCAGGATATTAAGGGGGTAATGGTATAAATGTCAGAAAGACAAGATCAAATTCATAAAAAAGGGTTTGATATGTTAAAAGCTCCTACTTCTGCGGTTGATAGCTATTCAAAGCTAAAATTTGGTAATCGTAAATATAGCGATGCAGTTTTAGATTTGCGATATTATGAAAAGTTAGATCCTAGGGAATTTAAAAATAAAGAATTTATTATGTAGGCTTTAATACATAATGATATTCCTACTTTAAGAGCAATTTCCAGATTTTATTATAAGACTAATGGTATTTATCAAAAAGTAGTAAATTATTTTGCTACAACTTATAGATATGATTGGTATATGGTTCCTGAGATATATAGTGAAAATATAAAATCAGAAAAAGTTGTAACTGAGTTCACAAAAACTTTAAGCTATTTTGATGCTTCTTATATTAAAAAATTATGTGGAGATTTTGCTTTAAAAGTTATTCGAGATGGTATTTATTATGGTTATGCTTATGAAGGAGATAATAAATTGCTTGTACAAGATTTACCTTGGAGATGGTGTAGATCTAGATACAAGATTGCGGGAGTGCCTGCAATAGAATTTGATATGTCCTTCTTTGATGTAAAATTTCCAGATGTAGCATATCGTATGCAAATCTTAGATTTATTCCCACCAGAATTTAAACAAGGTTATATTCTTTATAAAAAGAAAAAATTACCATTAGACGATCCTTATGTGCCTCGTGATACTAAAAATGGTTTACATTATGGTGGGCATTGGTATTTATTAGATCCAAGTTGTGCGTTTAAAATTGAAATTCCTGGGTCTGGCGGATTACCTTTGTTTATAAATGCGATTCCCGCATTAATAGATTTAGAGATGACTCAAGGAATAGATAGATAGAGATAGCTACAAAAATTATTAAAAATTGTTGTTCAAAAATTACCTATTGATAAAAATGGAGATTTAATTTTTGATGTTGATGAAGCTAGAGATATTCATAATAATGCTGTAGAAATGTTGCGTAATGCTATTGGCGTAGATGTTTTAACAACATTTGCAGACATTGAAGGAATTGATGTTTCAGAAGCTAATGCAACTGTTACAGATGATTCTTTAAACAATGCCGAACGTACAGTATATAATTCTCTAGGAACTTCAAAGAATATTTTTAATACAGAAGGAAATTTAGCTCTTGAAAAATCTATTTTGGCAGATGAAGGTTCTTTAAGAGATTTAGTTTTACAATTTGAAATTCTATTTGACACGATAGCGCAAAAGAAAAGTACTAATAAGAAAAAATGGAATTTTAGATTTTATATGTTACATACAACTTAGAATAATTATTAGACTTTAGCTAAGTTATATAAAGAACAAACTTAGTTAGGCTTTTCTAAAATGTTACCTCAAATTGCTCTTGGATAGAGTTAGAGTTTTATTTTGAATACTTGTTTCTTTGAAAATGAAATTTTACATTTGAGTGAAATTATGATTCCACCTCTTATGTCTTCTACTATGAATGCGGATACATTATCTGCGCTTGGTAATAAAAATAATAATTCTAATAATGCAAATTAGGGCAATAATCAACAAAGTCAATAGACTAAAACTGAAAGTAGTACAGGAGGAAGACCTTCTAAAGATAATGATTAGTTAAGTGATAAAACTATAAAAAATAAAGAATCAATGAGTTGAAAGGGGGTATATTATGTATGAAAGTGTAAAACTTGAGACTCCTTGTGAAGTAATTAATGTAACTCCTTTTAATCCTTTAATTTCTCACTGTCAAATAAAAGTTTGTTATGTTGGAGATAATCCTAATAGAAATAAAAGTATAATTACAAAAGAAGTTGCTACTGAAATGGCGAATACTTTACCAGGAAGTCCTATTGTGGGATTTTATAATCAATATACTAAAGATTTTGAAGAGCACAACCAAACAATTAAAGTTTCAAATGGTAAGTTAAAATTTGAAGATACTACTAGACCTTATGGTTTTGTTGATTTGAATGCTAAGGTTTGGTTTTAGGATTATTTAGATGGAGATACTGTTCATACTTATCTTGTTACTGAAGGATGGTTATGGACAGGACAATATCCAGAAGCAAAACGTATTGTAGAAAATGGAAATGGCCAATCAATGGAATTAGATAAACCAAGTTTACATGGCTCTTGGACATTTGACAACAATAGTGGTATGAGATTTTTTATTATAAATGACGCAATAATTTCAAAATTATGTGTTTTAGGTGATGATTTTGAACCGTGTTTTGAAGGTGGATCTATTACTAATTTTTCTTTAGATGATGAATTTAATAATAAGATTTATGCGTTAATGAAAGAAGTCCGAGAATTGAAAGGAGGAAACCTTACAGTGGAAGATAACAATAAGAAGCCTGAAGAAGAGCTTAATAAAGATTTGGCTCCAGAAGGACAAGAAAAAGAACCTGCTGAAGGTGCTACTCCACAGATTGATAATACTCCTGCAGAGCCTGAGGTTAAAGAGCCTGCGGCTGATGAAGGTATTCAGAATGATCCTGAGCCTCAAGCAGGAGAAGAACCAGCTGAGGAGCAGCCAAAAGAAGACCCACAAGAAGGTGAGGGCGAAAACGCTCAATTTAGCCTAAGTGATTTTCAAACTCTACAGGAGAGTTATTCTAATCTCGAAGAGAAATATAATGAATTACAAACAAAGTTCACTGCTATGAAAGAATCTTATGATTCTTTAGTAGAATTTAAAAATTCTAAAGATAGAGAAGAAAAACAAGAAATGATTGATCGTTTTTATATGTTAAGTGAAGAAGATAAGAAAGACGTTCAAGAAAATATTGATAAGTATTCTCTCGATGAGATTGAATCTAAATTGTGCATTATCTGTGTTCATAATAAATTGGACATGTCTGAAAAACAAGATAATGAAAACAATAATCCAACAACTACTTTTAATTTAGATGGAGTAGATGATGATATCGAAGATACTAATGTACCAGCCTTAGTAAGTCTACTTCGGAAAAATAGAAAGAATGAAATTAAATGGGAGGAATAATAGATGGCTAAACAACGTTTAGGT